ACCCAGTGCAACCCCTATACACCACCCCACCAAAGCGTGAATGGGTCGGGCTGACAGATGAGGAGCTTTATGACTGTGAAGAAGAAGCCGGAGTGCCTCAGTACGAAATCTCATCGGCTGATTTGTATGCGTTCGCCCAAGCCATTGAAGCCAAGCTGCGGGAGAAGAATCATGGATAGAGAAGAAATAATCCGCATGGCGCGGGAGGCTGCGTTCTCTGAACCAACACACCCATTCATTACTTGGGACGCAAGCGACGAACAGCTTGAACGATTTGCTGCCCTTGTTGCTGCTGCCGAGCGTGAGGCGTGTGCAAAGGTGTGTGAACAGATGTTTCATGACTGGTGCAATCAAGAATTTGAAGACGAGGACGAGGCTTACAGAAACAAACCTGATGCCGAAGATTGCAAGAAAGCTATACGAGCAAGGGGAAATACATGAACCGCGAAGACATCATGACTTTGGTTGAACGTTATGCACTGGCAATGAGATTGGTAGATCGCCACGGCAATCAATATGGCGACCGCGACTTATTGACGCTAACACATCAACAAATCCGAGGGGGTCTTAAGGCACTTGTTGTTTCTGAACGCGAGGCATGTGCTGAATTGGCGGTGAAAGGGACGGACGAACCCGTGCAAACCAAGACGCTTGAGATCTTACGCAAAGAACGTGAGCGTATTGCCGCCGCCATACGAGCAAGGGGGGAGCAATGAACACCGCCGACTACGAACGCGCCTTGCAGGACCTTGAGGACATCAAACGCACCCTAGCAGCACTCCGCGCCAACGTGAACATGTTGATGTTTGCCGCTGCGGCGGCCGAGAACGAGCAGTGCGCCCGGCTGATTGAACGCATGGGCACTGATGGCTACGGCACGTTGGCGATAGCCGCTGCGGTGCGGCAGCGTATGTTCGACGGCCCTGACCGTTCGGTGCACTAGCTGTGGCCGTCGGTTCGAGTGGCCTGGCCGTCGGTTCGGGGCTGAAAGTGATTGATCGTTCGGGTAATCGTTCGAACGATCACACCGAACGAACGATAGCTGAAGGGCGCAAACTGTGTTGCTCGATCGCCGGATGTGGGGGCAAACTGCGTTGCCCCACACGGAGTCGATCAGAGCGAGGGGCGAACGGAGGGGTGCAAAAGTGGGTAATCGTTCGAACGTCTCCCTCTCTCGAAGAGAGAGGCGAACGATCAAACCGAACGATCACTTTTGGGGGTGGGTTTTGCAGGGGGGCTTGCCTTCTGCGGCGGGGTGAGGTTATAATGTCGCGCATACCCTTCACGGTTGGAGCGTAGATGAGCAAACCACAACGACCCGCGAACAGCAACCCCGCCCGGCGTAAGTACGACCCGGCGGAGTGGATGCCGCGAGTGTGCGAGCACTTGAGAGCGGGGGCGAGTCTGTATGAGGCGTGTGCGGCGGTGGGGCCGGGAGCGCCCTCGCCGGACGCGGTGCTCAGTTGGGCTCAGAAAGACCCCGAAGGCTTGGGACGACAGTACACGCAGGCGCGGGAAACTGGTTACTTGCTGCTCGGGGATAAGATCGATCAGTTGGCGGCCGAAACACACACGTACACGCTTGTGCCGGAGTTGGACGCCGACGGCAAGCAGCTCTGCAACGAGCGGGGGGAGCCGTTGACGCGCCGGGTGTTGGTGCCGCTCAGTTCGGACGTCATCGCGCACAAGCGGTTGCAGATCGACACCCTGAAGTGGAAGTTGTGCAAGATGCTGCCCAAAGTGTACGGCGACCGCCTGACCACTCAGCACACCGGCGCTGAGGGCGGCCCGGTGCAAGTCGAGCTGAGCGTGTTTGATCAGATTCTGAACAATCTTGAATTGAAACGTCAGGCCGAAGACGGTGGGCGCGACTGACAGCGCAGCGCTGGCGGGGTTGCTGCAGGATGCGCAGCTACGCCAACAGTTCAGGCATCTCCCCCCGCAGCGGCAGGCGGCGTGGGCTTGGCGGGCGTTGTGGCTGAGCCAGGCTCATCGGCATCAGATACTCCCCGTGGGGGAGTGGTGGTCGATATGGTTAATGTTGGCCGGGCGGGGAGCGGGCAAGACTCGCACGGCGGCTGAGCAGGTCGGCTGGTGGGCTTGGAGCTACCCGAAGACCCGCTGGCTAGTCGCCGGGCCGACCTCGGCCGACGTGCGCGGCACCTGCTTTGAGGGCGACTCGGGGCTGCTCACCGTGATACCGCAGGTGCTCATCAGCGAGTACAACAAAGCGCTGCACGAGCTGAAGCTGACTAATGGCTCATTGATAAAAGGCATTCCGGCCTCGGAGCCCGAGCGGTTCCGGGGGCCGCAGTTTCACGGCGGATGGTGCGACGAGCTAGCGGCGTGGGAGTACCTGCAGGAGGCATGGGACCAAATCCAGTTCGGTGTGCGCCTGAAGCTGCCCGACATGAAGTCCCGCCTGCTCATCACCACGACCCCCAAACCCCGCGACCTGATTGTTGACCTCATCAGCCGGGAAGGCACCGACGTCACCCTGACCACGGCGAGCACATACGCGAACGTGGATAACTTGAGTGACAACTTCAAAGCTCAGATCCTAGCGTACGAGGGCACTAACCTCGGCCGGCAGGAGATCCACGCCGAGGTGATCGACCCGGAAGAAGGGGGCATAGTCAAGCGGGATTGGTTCAAGCTCTGGCCGGCGGAGAAAGAGCTCCCGAAGCTGGAGTTCATCGTTCAGTCGTACGACTGCGCGTATACGGAGAAGACGCACAACGACCCCACGGCGTCGATTACCTTTGGAGTGTTCAAGCCGCAAGACGGCCCGATGAGCGTGTTGGTCATCGACGCGTGGCAGGACCACCTGCAGTACCCCGATCTGAAACCCAAAGTCATCGACGAGTACGATATTGTCTTCGGCGAGGGGCGCAACCTGAAGAAGGTTGACCTTGTGCTCGTTGAGGACAAGGCGGCGGGTATCGTGCTCATTCAAGACCTGCAGCGTGCGCATGTGCCGGTGCGGGCGTACAACCCCGGCAAGGCCGATAAGATCCAGCGCCTGAGCATAGTCGCCAACATCGTGCGCGCTGGCCGGGTCTACATCCCGGAGTCGAGTGTGCGCGCCGGCTACGTAAGGGACTGGGCCGAGGGTATGATCACGCAGATATGCAGCTTCCCGAACGCGACGCACGACGACTTTGTGGATGCTTTCAGCCAGGCGCTGCGGTACATGCGCGACGCGGGTTGGCTCAACATTGACCCCGCGCCGCGTGATGACTACGACCCCGAGGATTACATCGACGCGCTCAACGATTCGCCGGACTACGCCGGCCCGAGGACCAACCCCTATGCCGCCTAGCCTGTTACCCCCGACTCCTGAAGAACTCGAAGAGCTCCGCCTGCGCCGCCGGGCGTCCCAGCTGAAGGGCTATGGCGAGGGCGTTGATGACCCCACGGCTCAGGCACTGCTCAACGTGCGGCGCAACCTGGGCGAGGCGGGCCGGGCCGTAGTAGGCGCGAAGCCCTACGACGAGACCAACCCCACCGGATCGTACCGCGCCGTTCAGGCGCTGATGAACGCCCCTACCCCGGCCGCAATCATCCCCGAGGCGGCTCAGGCTGCCGGCAAGGCCGCCACCGCACTGAGCGGGCTGGGGGCGCTGGGGGTCGTTAAGCCCAAGGGCGGTAACTGGCTTGCTGGTACGGTTGAGCGGGGGTTGAAGCCGTTCAAGGCGCTTGTTGACCCCGAGCTAGAAGGGTATGCTCGACGCGGCCAAATACTCATGCCGCACGAAGCTGCGGACGTGTTGCCTAAAATCGCCATCAACAACTGGATCGACACCAAACTCGGCAAGTACATCAAGAACGAGATGGCCACGCCGGAGGACCCGGTGCGGGCACTGGCTGAGCGCGGGGTGCTGCATGTTGACCCTGAAACGCTGAATCAGTACAACCCCAGGCACACTGCTTTCGAGCGTGAGATGGCAGGGTTTCCTCCTGAAGGCATGTCGCAATCACGCGGTGCGCAGCATTGGGAGGATATTGCAGACTATCTCACTGAGAGCGACACGGCGGGTAACCTGCTTGACCCGTCGCAATACGGCAAGGGATTTGTTGAGAAGATACTTGAGACTAACCCCTGGCTTGCCAAAGTTGATCCTGAAACGCCCGTCTACGGCGTTGACTCGTTAGCCTACCGTGTTGATTACGAAGAGGCCGGGTTCCGTCACCTCATTGATGAACTGGTGAACGCCACCGACCCCGACTCGGGCCTACCGAGGTCGTTGCAGCTGAGCCCCGAGAAGTTGCAGAAAGTCACGGTGCCGCAGGCCGTCGAGCTGGTCGACAAGATCAACAAGTGGCGAGCCGAGCAAAAGGCGGCGGCTGACCTCAAGCGTTCACAGAACGCCGCTACGGTTGAGTACAAGGCGTACGAGACTATCCCCGGCACCACCGAGCCTAATCAGCGGGGGTTGCGCTGGGTTGAGCTACGCAAACCCGAGGTCAAAGAGCTGCCGGAAGGCTACTCGGTCAAGCCTATGGACCGAGAAGGGTACTACGCGGTTTATGAACCGCCTTCAAAAGCGTACCCGCAAGGCCGAAGCACCGGAGCCATT